GCGCCGATGCGGCAGAAATTCTTAGTACAGGGCTAGCAGTTCTATACAATGAAGATTGTACCATTGAAACAGTAGCAACAGGTGGAACTAAGTTAGGTACAACCACGTTGATTGGTGGTGCAGGTTGATTATACTTACCTGACAACTCAGTATTAGTTTCAAATTCACCGTATGTAGGAACAATGTATAAGTTGTTTTGATCGTAACCTGATTTAGGTACAAGTCGTTCAGCTTCTTGTAATGCCGCATTGTTAATTGCAATATTCTTATTATAAGTAGCAAGAATATCTTTAAGATTTGATGCCGTATCTAACTCCCAATATGTTGTATTTGGTGGCATAGTGCCAGCCGGAACTTCTATTTTACTAATGTAATTCTTATCACCAAATGTCATTACATAACCAGCTGGATATACTTTAGTTGGATCCCATATTCCTAAATAATTATCTTGGTTAATTGGTTCAGCTAATATCTGACTAAATTCTTCACTATCAACTAATGGTTCACATTTAATACGCCACATATGTGGATACCACGTTTGACTAAATCCTTCACTAGAAAAGTTAGCATCAGTAATACTATAAAATCTTTTTAATGCTACTGGAATAGTTTCTGTTAATGGATTATAATCTAATAAGTGAGGTAATTCTAATACATCACCTACCATTAACTTACGACCAACAATGTCAATCATATCATTATAATGAACATTGATAAAGATAATATCGTTGTTTAAGAATAAACCAAACTGACTTAAATCAAAGTCTAAATTCTGTACATTATAATGACCACGCAATCTATAAATGTTTGGGTCATATGTTCTATCTCTATTCTCTAGGAATAATAAATCCTGAATATTAGTAGGATTTAAACTATCATATTCTGGTTGAGTATAATCAATGCTAGGTCCTTGATTAGTTGGACCTAAATATTTATGAATGTATAAATCCGTGCCGCCAACACGCAATTCTTCGGATATTGTTCTATCAAAGAAACGATAATCATTCTGTTTATTTGGGCGGTATAAGGATAACTTTGGCATAATAGTATTTATCGCAATGTCCTACGCTTGAATCCTAAGGTTGACAATAAATATGGGTTATGCTATAATAATAAAATCAATACAAAGGAGTGCCTAATGGCAACACGTAAGCGTAATACAGAGGACCATAGTCTAGTTAAAGCATTAAATCCACGGGATGTGGATGTACAACATTATGGAGATGAACCATTGTTTGTTCTACAACCTGATGAGGACAAACGCAGGGTTGCATTAATGCGTAGTTTTACTTGGTACAATCGTTTCTATGGCAAAAAAGATGCTAAGGAACTGTTGAGTCAGTATTTGGAATACAATAAACGTACAAACGATTCTAAAATTATGCGTAGAGTTCACGAAAATGAATTCTTAATGACACTATGCTGGTTGGCACGTATGCAGTTACGTGGCCTTGAGTTGACTGAACACGAGGAACTAACACTTGAAAACGAAATTAGTCGTTTGTTAAAGTTAGTACATAAACCAGAAGAAGAAAAAGCCGTAGTTGAGGCACCTGCTCGACCCAACATTCAGGACATTCTAAAAGAAAAAGCACGTGATGCCGCAGGTGAACTTGAAGGATTGTTTGATGAGTTCATCACATCCGGTGCACCCACAAAGCATACACTACGTCCTATGGATGAAGTCGCTAAAAAGAATGTGATGCCACAACATATCAGTATTTTAACTGAGGTATGGAAAAAGAAACTGAATGAGTTTGAGGAAGTACTTAAAGGTACTGACGCACAACTGGTTCAGGGTTATAATCACCTCAGTAAAATTCAGTTAAAAAACATTGTTAAGTTTATTGAATTAGTTATCAATGACTTGAACAGTTACATTAGTGTTAAGAAAGCCGCAAAAGCTCCTAGGGCACGTAAAGCAGTACCTGTTGAAAAGATTGTATCTAAATTGAAGTATAAAAAGATATTCAAAGATACTGCAAGTAAGCTTGATTTAGTTAGTATCAGTCCTATCAAACTTCACGGTGCAAGTGAAGCTTGGATTTATGATAGTGCAAAACGCAAACTGCATCACTATATTGCCGATGATTATAGTAAAGCATTTACTGTAAAAGGTAATACATTGCTAGGATTTGATACAGCAAAAAGCGAGGTTAAAACACTACGTAAACCTGCTGAACAATTAAAAGAAATTATGGGAAGCAAGCCTGTAGCTCGTAAATTCTTTAACGACATTAAAGCAGTTGCTACTACATCTAATGGTCGCTTCAATGAGAATATGATTATACTGAAAGCATTTTAATGAGTAATATTGATTTAAACAAATACAAAGATTTTGTAGAAGCAGTCACAAGTGAAGCAAGTAACAACTTGGATTCATTTAAAGACAGAGTGAATGAACTTGAAGGTGTCAACGTTCCACTATTACTTACAGCTTGTTTAGGATTAGCGGCTGAAGGTGGTGAGTTTATTGAAGTGCCCAAGAAAATCATTTTTCAGGGTAAACCACTGACAGAAGAAAACATCTTCCATATGAAGCGAGAGTTAGGAGATGTTATGTGGTACTGGATTAATGCTTGTCGTGCATTGAATCTTGACCCAAATGATGTGATTGATGAGAATGTTCGTAAATTAGAAAGTCGTTATCCCGGTGGAACTTTTGACGCACATTATAGTGAAAATCGAAAAGAAGGCGATATCTAAGAACCAATAGTTTCCTGATAAATACAACATCAGGAAACTAATATGACTATATCTGCAACAGCAAACATTCTTTCTACACCAACCGGCTTAACACTAGATGAGTTGAAACAAGCATTATTCAGCAATCTACGTTATAGATTGGGTGATGGCATTATTGACCTAGAGTTAGATCCGCAACACTATGAAGCGGCGTACAACTATGCAATCAAAGTATATCGTCAAAGAGCACAAAATGCTACGGCTGAATCATATACACTAATGACAGTTGTAAAAAACGTAGATACTTATACACTGCCTCAAGAGTTTATCAATGTTCGTTGTATCTATCGTAGAACAGTTGGATTAGAGACTGGCCCGGGAGCAAGCAGTTTTGATCCGTTCAGTAGTGCTATTTTAAACACTTATCTATTAAACTATAACTATGCAGGTGGTATGGCAACATATGACTTCTATGCAGGTTATGTTGAACTAGCCGCACGTATGTTTGGTGGATATGTAATCTATACATTTGATCCAGTTACAAAAGTTATTCGTATTGTTCGTGATCCAAAAGGTAGTGGCGAACGAGTATTAATTTGGGCTGATGTTCAAAGACCAGAAGAAGTATTACTACAAGATCCGGGCGCTGGTGTATGGATTGGCGACTTTATCTTAGCTAATCTTAAACTAATCATTGGTGAAGCACGTGAGAAGTTTGGAACAATTGCAGGTCCAGGTGGTGGCACAACACTAAATGGAACAGCTATGAAAGCTGAAGGCAAAGCCGCAATGGAACAACTGTATGATGAACTAAAACGCTATGTAGATTACAGTCAGCCATTGACTTGGGTACAAGGCTAAATGAGAGCAACAGAGTTCATTGTTGAAGGTGTGACGGAAGGCAAATTAAATGAGATCCGTGACCAACTTTGGACCTGGGTTCAGTCTAAATTTCCAAGAACACAATGGCCTGAATATGTGCAACGAGATTTTTTATATCAACAAGCAAAGGGCATTCGTAATCAAGCCGAGTTAGATGATTTTCTAAAAAGAAACAGAAATGATTTTGGTAAAGTGCAATGGCGTTTAGAAAAACTACCAATAACCATGGATATCTTTACTCCTAAAACGCAAAGAATGATTTTAAGTCGTGAAGGTGGTAGTTCTAATCCTTTTCAAGTTCCGCGTGACGCTGAAAGACACGCACAGCAATTAAAAATAATTCAACAAAAGGGCGTGAGTGAAGAACCCATTATCGTTGCTAAATTATCAAACGGTTATGATTTGATTGAAGGTTGGCACAGAACTATTCAACATTTGAAGGAATTCCCCCAAGGTTACACCGCACCTGCTTGGGTAGGTTATGGGGCAACTTATACAAGCGAAAGTGTAGAGCAAGGTGTGGCGGAAGGATTAGATGAGGCAGTGGGTGATAACTATCTTTATCACGCTACAATGCCTGCAGGCATAATGCGTATACTGCGTACCGGAGCAATCAAAGCAACTGACCGCCCGCAGCCATCTACCAAAGCAAGAACACAGTATCCCACAATCAGCACCACTAGATCAAAACAATATGCCGAGTCAAATGAGTTTGTGGATTTCTTAAATTTAACCAAAGAAGGCAATGCAGTGATATTGGTGTTTGATCGCAATGCTGTGGCCAACCACTACAAGATGTTTGGCACAAGTCAAGGTACACAAACTGTAGGTGACGAATATGAAGAAGTAATTGTTGCCCCTAAAGGATCAATGCCAATCAAAGGAACATTAAAGGGATTCTATTTTAATCCAAAACGTACTAGTGAAATTCAAGAATATCAAGATGTGCCTTGGTTCAAAGAATTATTAAACAGTCCATATTATATGGGACAAGAGCAAGCTGTGGCGGAAGGTCTTTTCGACAGATTTAAGAAAAAACTAACAGCCAATATTGGCGGAATAGATTTAACAGCATCTAAAGAGGGCGGCAGAATTATAATCGATGCATCTTCACAGGGTAAACAATTAGGTATTGTAATGTTCAATATCAATGGCAAAACTCTAGTTGCCGACAGATTAATGGTTCAACCTGAGTATCGAGGACAAGGAATTGCTGAAATTATGTATGACTGGGCAAAAGGACTTGGCTACACGGTACAACGTAGTAGCGATCAGACTGATGACGGCAAGAGATTCTGGGATAAACTCAAAGGTGAAGAGACAAATGTATGGGAGCAAGATGTGGCGGAAGGCACTTAACCTAAACTCTTTACTTTACAACATTCCTGTAGTATACTATATACTACGGGAGTTTTTTTATGATTATTGGAGTTACAGGATTGATCGGTAGCGGCAAAGATACTATTGCTGACTATCTTTGTACATTTCACGGATTTAAACGTATGAGTTATGCGGCCTCATTGAAAGATGCAGTCGCCGCAGTATTTGGTTGGAACAGAGAATACTTAGAAGGCTCTACTAAAACTAGCAGAGCTTGGCGAGAACAAAAAGACGAATGGTGGAGTAATCGTTTGGGTATGGATATTACTCCACGATGGGTCTTACAATATTGGGGTACAGAAGTATGCCGTAATAACTTTCACACTGATATTTGGGTAGCAAGTGTAGAGAATAAACTACGTCAAACAGATGAAAACATTGTGATTACTGACTGTCGTTTTGCCAATGAAGTCAAAGCATTAAAGAACGTGGGTGCTGTTACAATGCGTGTAAGCAGAGGTGAACGTCCAGTATGGTATAGTGCCGCAGTTGATTATAACAATGAACCTGAAGGTAGCGAACAAAGACTAAAAGCTATGGTAGAGTTAGGTAACTATTGCGTACACGCTAGCGAGTATAGTAGTATCGGTTTATTGTATGACTATTACATTGATAACAATGGATCAATTGATGAGTTACATAAACAAGTCAACTCAGTGGTCAACTTCTAAGTCACCACGACGCCAAGTTATTTCTTTACGTTTAACAACCTCAATACAGCATAAGCAGACAGTTCGTAAATTAGTAAGAGCAATATTTTCTAAATTACCATCAATGTGATATACTGTCAACTGTGATGTAAACAAACTTTTAAAGCCACATAAGTCACAAGTGGCTTTTTTCTTGTAACCACTCTTAGTCCAGTTAGCCTTTCTAGGCTTTAACTTTTTCTTCTTACGACCACACTCATCACATCCGCTTCGATAGTGTGTGACACCCTCACGGATATAATTCACAGCACAGTGATTCTTTCCGCAAGATTTACATATAGGTCTTAGCATACAGTATTTATAACCTTCGAAGGCACGGTAATACCGTCTTTTTTGAATTTTCTACTAAATAATAGTATGCAATTTAGGTAGTAAACCTCATAATTTTACATAAAGGAAAAATAAAATGGCATTAACATCTCCAGGCGTAGAAGTAACGATCACCGACGAAAGTCAATACTTACCAGCCGCAACAGGCTCAGTTCCGCTAGTTCTATTAGCAACAGCACAAAATAAAGCAAACGCTAGCGGTACAGGAGTAGCAGTAGCTACTACAGCGGCTAACGCAAACAAATTATATCAAGTAACAAGTCAACGTGATTTAGTAAACTTATATGGTACACCTTTCTTCTATACAACGACAAACGGTACACCAATTCAAGGTTATGAATTGAACGAATACGGTTTGTTAGCGGCATACTCATTGCTAGGAGTTACAAATCGTTGCTACGTACTACGTTGCGACATTGACTTAGCAAGTTTAGTAGGTCAAACAGGTCGCCCAACTGGCGCCCCAGCCGACGGCACGTATTGGTTAGACAGTACTACAAGTACTTGGGGTATCTATGAATTTAATGCAACAACTGGTCAGTTTGCATTACAGTCACCTATTGTTATTACAGATAGTACTAATTTATCCGGAGGTGTTCCTCTAGTGAGCATTGGCGCAATTGGTGATTATGCAGTTAATGCAATAGAAGTAACTAATTCACCAACCGGTACTGATAGAACATATTATTATAAAACAACTAATAATGTATGGGTAGTATTAGGTGGTACTGCCTGGAGACTCGATATTCCTGCAGTTACGTCAACTGTTTCTAACCCAACAATTTCGGCAGGCGGAACGCTTGTTATTGGTATGAGTGGTTTGTTCTCTGCTACTATTACCATTACATCTGGTAATACTGTGTCTACTATTGCAACTGCAATTAATAATCTAGGCTGGACAAACTTAAGTGCAGAAGTTAGAAGCGGCAAGTTATGTTTGTTTACTAGCCAAAGACTAAGTGTATCAGCTAATTCAGCAAACGCTAGTCTAGAGATTAGTGGAACAGGATCATTTAGTTCATTAGGTATTACTGCAGGAACGTATTATACCCCATTATTGACATACGGCACAAGTGCTCAAATGCCATTATGGACAAGCAGTCAATCACAGCCTCGTCCAACAGGTAGTGTTTGGCTTAAGGTAGGAGAAGCCGGCAATGGATTAGCCCCTGTCATATCAAGATACAGTACTGCAACAGCATCATGGATTGCAAAAAATATATCATTAGCTACATCAGACTGGGCGGTTACTTCAGTATTAGATGCAACAGGTGGACAAGCTATTCCTGCAGGAAGTATATATGGTCAATATAATTTCAATAGTGCTTTCCCTCAGGCACCGGTGTACTTCTGGGAGAGAATTGCAACTGGTCCTACTGTCATAACAGGTAGTAATACAGCCCCTGATTTTACAGCAGGCCCGTATTATATGGATGTTTATGTAAGTGTTCCCGGCAGCACAACATTGAGTTCAGCATACAATTTTACTTTAGCCGACAATAGTGACGCTACGGATTTTGTAACAGCTTGGTATGCCGCTGGTATTCCATACACAACAGCAACAGTAACAACAGAAGGTTCTATTCAGTTAACACATACTGAAGGTGGTGAAATTATTATGACTGATTACGTAGATTCATCATTTGTATCTACTGGTACAAGTAATGGTTTAATCACAGAAGCTGGTTTTATTATAGGAACAACAACTGGTGTTAAGTATGGTCCAAGTGTATTTGTAAGTTCTACTGGTATAGCACAAACTTCTACTAGTGGAAGTGGTTCTGCCGCAACATTTCAAGCACAGTCAATATACGGAACATATCTTTTAAACGGTGACGGTGTAACTGCCGGAGGAAGTGGATATGCAATAGGTGATACAATTACAATTGCTGGTACAGTATTTGGTGGTGCAACACCCGCTAACGATTTAGTTGTTGAAGTTACGGCCGTTTCAACAGGTGCAGTAACAGCAGTAACGTATATATCAGGTGCCCCTGTTGCAGAATATAGAACTCAGTTAAGTAACTGGGTTGAATTTACTTATACTGCAAACGAAGGTGCTCCAGTAACTGAACCTGCTAATAATACTAACTGGTTCTGGTCTGTTGTTGACCAAGTTGATATTATGGTTCAAAAAGGCGGTGCTTGGATTGGTTATAGAAATACAGCATACGATACGACTGGTGCACCTGCTTCAACCGGAACAAATACAACTGATGTAAATGGCCCTATCATTAGTGCTACTGCACCTACAACACAAAGTGATGGTACTGCATTAGCATATGGTGACTTGTGGATTGATACAAGTAATTTAGAATTATATCCAGTAATCAGTCGTTGGCAAGCAGTCAACGGTGAGAATACGTGGGTATTGATTAACAATACTGACCAAACAGGTTCAACAGGTGTTCTATTCCAAGATGCACGTTGGGCAACAAATGGTAATACAAGTATTACAGATGATCCTATTCCAACAATACAAACAATGTTGTCAAGTAACTACTTAGATTTAGATGCTCCTAATCCAACACTATATCCACAAGGTATGTTGTTATTCAACACACGCCGTTCAGGTTATAATGTTAAACAGTATCGTAGTAACTACCTTACTCCAGCTAACTTCCCTGATGAAGGTAGCTACCCAACCGAGACAGCATCTTGGGTAACAGTAAGTGGTAATACTGCAAGTGGTGCTCCTTATATGGGACGTGCGGCACAACGTGCTATGGTTGTTCAAGCATTGCGTTCAGCAATTGATACTAACACAGACATTCGTGATGAAGATAACTACTTTAACTTGATGGCTACTCCTAACTATCCAGAACTACAACCTAACATGGTTGTGTTGAATGCGGATCGTGGTGAGACAGGTTACATTATTGGTGATACACCATTAGGTCTTACTGATAGTGCTACCGATATTCAAGCTTGGGCTAACAACGATGCAGGCGCTACAAGCACCGGTGAGACTGGTTTAGTTACACGTAACACTTACTTGGGTCTATTCTATCCAAGTGGTATCACAAATGACTTACAAGGTAACGAAGTTGTTGTTCCAGCATCACATATGATGTTACGCACGTTCTTACGTAATGATACTGTTGCTTATCCGTGGTTAGCGGCAGCCGGTACTCGTCGTGGTAATATCGACAATGCGTTAAACATTGGTTACTTGGATCGTACTACTGGTGAATTTGTAGCAATCAAGACACGTTTAGGAATTCGTGATGTATTGTATATCAATCAAATCAATCCATTAGTGTTCTTCACTGGTGTTGGCTTGTTGAACTATGGTAACAAAAACAGTTTCAATTCACAAAGTGCATTGGACAGAACTAACGTTGCACGATTAGTTAACTACATTCGCCGTCAACTAACATTGGCAGCTAGACCGTTCGTATTCGAACCTAATGATACATTAACACGTAATAGTATTGCTGGTGTTATTCAAACATTGATGGTTGATCTAGTCGCCAAACGCGGTATTTATGATTATCTCGTTCAGTGCGATGATAGTAATAACACCCCGGCAAGAATAGATAGAAATGAATTATGGGTAGACGTTGCGATTGAGCCAGTAAAAGCGGCTGAATTCATCTACATCCCGGTTCGTGTTCTAAACACAGGTGAAATATCAGGTGTATAAATGATGCCCCCGAAAGGGGTATCATCTTAAAGATAAATAAAGATACAGGAGATTAAAAAATGGCAACAGCCTCACAATCATTGTTCAACATGACCGTAGCGTCAGATAACGCAGGTGGAAATCAGGGCTTATTAATGCCTAAATTACAATATCGTTTCAGAGTTAGTTTTCTGAATTTTGGTGTTGGAGCTACCGTTGAACTAACAAAACAGGTAATGGATATCAATAGACCACAAATCAGTTTTGAAGAAATTACACTACCTATCTATAACTCAACATTATATTTGGCAGGTAGACACAGTTGGAATGAGTTGACAGTTAATTTAAGAGATGATGCTTCTGGTAGCGTTTCTAAATTAGTAGGTCAGCAAGTTCAGAAACAATTAGATATGGTTGAGCAAGCTTCAGCCGCTACTGGTCAAGATTATAAGTTCCAAACAAACATTGAAATCTTAGACGGTGGCAATGGTACTGCTGTTCCTCAAATATTAGAAACTTGGGAATGTTATGGTTGCTACTTAAAAGTAGCTAACTATGGTGCATTAAATTATGGATCAAATGAAATCGCAACAATTGCATTGACTATTCGTTACGATAACGCTATTCAGTCTCCATTGACTTCTGGTGTTGGTACAAACATTGGTCGAATCTTGGGTGGTTCTATTGTTACTGGTATCGGTGCTGGTCAAGGTTAATTGAAATTTTAATCCATGTCTGGATTTTTTCAAAATTTACTTAAGGACGCTGCCGGAGGATTCTTCGGCAACGACTACCTGCGTGATTATACTCACGCCGCTAAGACTTTTAGACCAAATGCATATCAGTATGCACCTAAACTTAAATTCTTATTCCATGTATATTTTGAAATAAATCCTGCAGTTTATTCAGTTGGACTTGCGACTGGAACAAACTTTGGATTAGCAGTCAAGACGGTAAAATTACCTTCATATAGTTTTGACACGCACGTTATGAATCAATACAATCGTAAGCGTATTGTTCAAACTAAAATTAAATATGATCCTATAGACATTACATTCCATGATGATAACGGAAACAGCGTTCGTAATATGTGGTATAACTATTATACCTATTATTATAAAGATTCAACTAAACCAGTTTCGATAACAGCAGGGCGTGTTGGTCCACAATTACCAACTAATACACCGTTAAACTTAGCGGCTGATTATAATTCACGCAATATATACAATAACTCAATAGCCGGTGATGCGGACTGGGGATATATAGGCGATACATCAGCCCCATCACAAACATTAAGCAATTCTTCACAGGGTGTTAGTAAAATACCTTTCTTTAAAAACATACAAATATATGGGTTTAATCAACACAACTTTGTGTTATACACATTAATAAATCCTATACTTAC